GAGAGCGGTAGCCCTCTTCTATTTCTATTAGTTTTGTTTGCATTTTGTTTGCTCCCAGTCAGTCGCATCAATAATGACCCACGCGCAGTTAATGTGAGTCTTAACTTTTGTTATTACATCAACATTATACAGTTCCTTTACTTCGGCAATTGCGGCTGATACGGACGTGGCCCTTACATTTGTGTAAATGCCTAATCCGGTTTCTTTTTCTTTAAAATGCACTCTGAATAATTCTTTCATCCTTACCTCTCATTTATTTACTCGGGAACCATTGTTTCTTTTGTTTAGCCATTGTATCAATCATTTTTTGCTGTAGCACTTCTCCCGTTTTCTTATTTTGCAACACATCAAGAGTAGAGCACAAGCACGAAATAGCATTCGCATCCTTAGCCCACCAATCGGTTTGCTGCTGCATTGTATGGATAGTGCCATGCCTTGCCGCGTGGTGAGGTCTTGTGGTAGGGCTTAGGGCGCTGCGGTGGGCCTGCTTAATCTCCCACTCATCATCTTTTAGGGCGGTTTCGTTCAAGTCTTTAGCCTCGGCCATATACGCACCACGGTAAGCGTGATTGATCTCAGTGCGGGCAATCCTTTCTGCTCTTACCATACCAACAGATAAGCGCTTGTTGATAATCCCCTTGATGTCCCTTATGCCTAATCCTCTGGCAACTGATTCGGTTAGGCTTAGTCTTAGTTGGCTTTTCATATCACCAGTCAAGCCCTTCATGCTCTCAAAAACACGCCCGTTAACCAATCGCAACCTATCCATATAGGCCGGTGACATAAGTTGTTGCTGTGCTGACAGTAGTGATAAATTACCCTCTACCGGGCTACCTGTAGTAATACGAACAGCAGATTCAAAGCTATCTGTCGTGCCGTCCTCGGTGGCTGATTCGATAAATGGATTAAGAAAGAAGCGAGTCGTCCAGAAGTCAGAGCCGTCTAAAATGTCTTGCGTTAATATGCGATTGATAGCGCTCATTGTCCGATCCATCATATCAGCATCAAGTAGGTAGTCATATCTAACAGCGTTATTCATTACTTTTAGTTCACTTTGAAGTAAACCATCACACAGACCAAACTCACTATTCGCCCAAATGTACCGACTGTCTTTTAACATGTTTGTGAGTCGCGCTGTGCGCTTCTCCTTCTTCGTTACTTTCGGCGCTTCATCTTTTGGCACTTCGCGCTTTGTACGTGGTATCTGTTCAATGACCTCGTTTATGCGGAAAGCGGCCCTTTGCCAGCGGTGCTTATTGATGGCGAATGATTGGCTTATGTTTAAACGCTGCCCTGTTGGAGCCTTGTGTGTTCCTGGTTTTAGTGGGTTCATTTACCATCTCCTCTGTATTCACGTTCTATAGCAGCAAAGATTAATATCGCCGCAATTCCTACCGGGATAAAAATGATAGCGGTTAGCTTTAATGTAAATAAAAATTCATGTGGGTTCATTTAAACAACTCCGCTCCTTTATTTACAAATCCAATTAAAAAACCTATCGAGCAGCGTAATTAATAACGGATCTTTGCGCTTTTCGCCTTGCTTCATAGCTGCCGCACCTGCTTTTAATTGCTCTAGCTCTGATTGATTTAGTGGGTTAGACATGTGCAAACCCCATTATGGTTTTGTTATTTAGCAAAACTTCGTGCGTGTAATCGCTATCCTGATAATCCAGCGGCACAAGCTTTATGAAGCTATCCGCATTTAACGCAGGTGCAAAATAACTTCTGATGTATCTGAGGATTGACTCGGCACTTTCATGCTCAGTAACCGTTGCCAATGCGTCTACGCGCAAGCCTCTGTGCTTGTAGAATTTAATCACAACTCCACCCCCTGACTTTTGATGATGCACTCAAGGATTGCTTGCTCAAGATTCTTAGGCAGGCAATCAATGCTAAATGCCATTCCTTCTGGTACAACTTTATAATACCAATCTTCTTTTAGTAGACTAACCCCATACTTAACCATTAACGGCCCCAAAATAGACCAGCTAAATGGGTTGTATTCATTTTGCCCGCACGTATAGCTATTGCTTACCCATATAGCCCCGTATTTAGCTGAAACCGAATACCCATCATCAGCAGAAAAATCAATCTCCGCTATTTTCTTCGCTATTTCTAACTCTTGCTCTGTCATAATCATCCCCATTAACGTAAAGATATAATTGTCAGCCTATTTTACAAGGCTGTCAAGTTTTATTACTCCTCACCCTCACCCGCATCATCTAAAATGATCACATCTTGCACTTTAACGCCTGCATCTTCTTGTAATGTTCCCGTGTCATATACTGGCTGCATACGCGAGCGGATACATATCTCGTTTGTTTCTGCTTTCGTTTTGGTTAGGTTTGCCCGCTGCTCCGCCGTGCTCTCGTTCAGATCACGCCACACGATGTTAATTTTATTGGTAGGCTTGGGGAAAGTGAACTTCTCAGTCACTTCATTGATAAACCCGGTTATCATATCGTTACCTGCACCGGTTTGTCGATCCATCACAATACGATTCCATGACTTAAGGTTCTCGGTACTTGCGCGCTCTCCGGTAATCTCGCCCATTACAACTGCTTGCGGCTTGCTATGACTTGCACACGCCTCAGAAAATGCCATTTCCCAGGATAGCTTAGGGTTTCCGGTCATTTGTGTCTGTAGTGTTTTAACATCACCAACAGCTACCATGCTTTTGCCGATATCGTTATCAAAGTCCTCTTGAGACTGCAACACCGCATCAGCATCAGCCACCGTTGCATTCTCAGGCAAGATATTAACGTATTTATTGGACGCGTTTTGGTAGCTACCCTCAGCACCGGAGCCACGCACTTTAGCCAAATCCATAAGCGCTTCAAAGGCCGATTCATTGCATGGAATACCGTAGATTGAACCATCAAGCGCACCTTCACCATACGCAAAAATTCGACTTGCATGAACTTGTGGACCTTTATTCTCCCATTCGTTAGTGCTGCCGGCTGCATCTGTTTTGATTTGATACGTTAGCGGGCGCCCGTAGTTAATGCTCATTGCATCTTCAACGGCCACTTGCACTGGGAGCTGTGCCTCATGGTATGTGCGCATTCCTACTAGGTAGTCAATAGACGGCAATCTTAACAAGGCGTGTGTGGTATCGGTACCCTGCACTTCCCCTGACGTTACGAACATCAACCCACCATATCGCATAGGTCGCTGCTTTAAGTCTAGGCTTTTTAGGCGCTTCCATACCTCCAAGCGTTCAAAGTGCTCATCAATTGCCTGCTCGAATTCTGTAGGGTTGTTTTTGCGGCGCTCTACATCTTCATCACCATCATAGATAGTCGGTGGAACTCTCCAGGTGTCGTTGACAATACCAAAGGCTAAATTAGCACCGATGCCGCCACGATAGGCCATATCGTAGTGTTGTCTTAGTGATATTGTGACCGGGTAGCCGAATTGCTCTGCAAGGCTTCGTTTATGGTCTGCTCGCAGTGACCGACCTCGGCGCAGTTCTCCCGCTGTACGTGCGCCCACGCTTGCATATTCTTGGCGGTCGATGTGATTCTTTGCCTGCTTGCGGTTTTGTTTGTTCTTTCTTTTGCTCATATGAAAATGCCCCTATAGGTTTATAGAGGCATTGTAGCGTAATTGGTGGCGTGGGTTAAATCGTGGTTATTTAAAACCCACGCGCTTAGACACCCTTTCAAAATACCAATCGTCATTACCCCACACATTGAACACTAGCCACTTAAATCTTTTGCTGCAGTAAAACCACGCGAACAAAATAGATAGACTTGGGTAGCCGTATTTATAGTTGCAGTAAGCATCTATAAATAACGAAGTAATCATTCCAATAAATAGCATTATTAATTCCATAACCTACTCCGGTTTATCTGTCATTGATGCCAGTAGTTTAGAAACAATACTTTCCACCTCTTCACAGTCATAACCACAAACAAAACCCTTGCCATCATTATGTTTGTATTGTCTCGATGCAGGCGTTAGCAGTAATTTGGCCTCTTCCTGCCAAGTCACCTCGCGCTCTACTTTGCGGTAAAGGTATCCAGACTTGTAGTGAGTTAGCAGAAAATCATTAGATTTAACACCGCAACACCCTAAAGCATCGCTATAAAATTCGCACTCACCTTCCGCAAATTGTCTTGCGCACTCCCAGTATTTGCCGTTATCTGCATTCTTATCAACCTTCACAAACTCAACCTTAGTGCGCTTTGGTTTTGCCTGCTTATCATGCGCATCCTGCAATTTGATTAACTCGTTGATATCTGGCTTCCATGATTTATTGGTTGTAACACAAGCCCAATCAACCTGCCCAGCGTATCTTTTCTCATTACCGAAGTCTTTATGGTTGCGATAATACTCTAGGACAACAGGCGCATCATCACCGCAAGGCTGCACACCTTTGTTTTTGCGGGGTGCGAATGATTCAATCCACATGTTTACATCGTTTGGACATGGAAGATTAAAGTCATCTATGTTGTGTTCGACAACAGTTGTAAGCCCGATTTCACGACCAACTACGTCGTAGTTGGCAAGTTTTAACCCTTGTTTGAAAAAATAATCTAATCTCAATTTATCATTTTGCATCTTACTTCTCCTTTAAAAAACCATCTACGCCATTAATTAGTCTTGCGTGTTTTTTAACTACCAACCGCCCGCACTTCATGCAGCGAAAGTGGTAGCAGACCTCCTCAAAATCATTGTCAATTTTATTAATTGTTTGCTCTTTTTGCACACATAGGTCAGCTATACGGTGCTTACATTTAATAAATAGGCCTAGCATTTTCTTTTTCCTTTAATTAAAAACTTTACACTAGCTTAATTGTCATTTTTCAAACTGTCAAGCTATAGATGCAAAAAAGCCCCCAATGAAGGAGGCTTTTACATACCGCGTGAAGCTACGCTTTCTTCTTTCTGTCCTTGGCATCCCAATATAACCTTATTGACCTATCAATAATTAATGCCACAACACCGATTGCAGAGATTAGCTGGAAAGTATCAACATCGATGAACATACCCAACTTCTCTGCTGCTTCACTTACCGGGATCGCCACTATCGAGCCCTTCCCTGTTGCGTCTATGACCTTCTCTAACATCTGACATCAACCTTACTGTGTGAATTAAAACCCTCACCCCCACGATTGCAATAAGCGCTATAAGTCCAGTTTCTATCATTCCATGCGGCCCAAATTGTTGCGGCATTTATAGCCCATATCGCGAAAGGGAATGCTGTGGATATGATTGTTTTATAACCCTCTGCAAAGTAGCAATCAACAACAGATATCGACATCAGTACGCAAGCTATCCCGGTTACTATCTGGCTTGATACCATTTTGAGCCGACACATTGCGATCCACCAGCCGAAAACAATCAGGAATAACGCCACGTAATAAACATAAAGCGGGTTCTGGTATTGCAGTAGTGCAAATGCACCATCGGTCAGTAGGTCAGCAAATCCTGCCACGAGTAACGCAACAGCAGCCCCCTGTTTATGAACAATTAGCGCTGCAATTATAAATATAATCGACACCATGGCGGCTACTTCTTAACAGGGTTGTTTGTAAATACGATATCTTCCGGTTTCTCTTTGCGCTCCGGCTGTTTGTCTGTAATAAACATAATGCACCTCATATAGTTGGTTGTTTAATTGATAAATACGATTGTAATATCAAACCGTTATAAGGGCAAAAGTAAAAACCCGCTGTTATGCGGGTTTGTTTGGTGTGGCTACAGCGAACAGTCTAAACAAACCCCTTTATCATGCTCTGCCAGTTCTGATAATTCAGCTTCATGCTGTTTAATGGCTCTTTTAGCTTGCGCCCAGAATGTTTGCGGCTTTATTTTTTCAGTCGGTACAACCCCAGCTGTTATCATCGAATTAAACAAAGCTTCTTTTTCCTCAAGATAAACAGGGCCGTCCTTATCTTTATGTATTGCATAACCTATCTCATCCTCGCCTTCTTTAGCTTCATCCCACACATCACGACGAGTACAGTAGACAATATACCAATGCTGCCAACCTGCTTTAAGGCACCCGATGCAATTACTATGATTAAACGTTTCGTAAACTGCGCCAGGTTTAATACCGATAGACTCAAGGCGCACAATCTCATCTTCTGGCCAAGTCATGGGAAACAGTGTTTTATATCCCATCTGCCCCATAATCTGAGAGCGGCGAGTGATACGTGATTGCTCGTTTAAGTCCATACCGTAAACATAAATGTTCTCACCGTCAGGATCGTTTTGTTTTAGCCACTGCTTGAACGGTTCGGTTTTTAGTCGGTTTGTGCAAAGTATCTGGCCGCGTCCAACTTTCCATGCTTCAGCATCAACACAGACACTTACTGGCGTCACTTCATCCCATCGGTTATGGTTCGCATAAGTAATCTCAAGCCCAAGATGATCAGCCACATCTTTCTTCAACTGCTTAGTGCATGCCTGCTCAACATGCCCGTTAATATCATGGTTTAATAGAATTACATTTTCAGCACCGTATTTTTTGGCAACTGATAACGCACATTCACTTGATGATTTCCCGCCTGAGTAACAAATAACATATTTCATTTTCCACGTTCCTCTTTCTGCTTTTTGTAAGCTTCCTCTATCTTCAATCTGAATTCAGCTGCTATATCATCTATCTCAAAGAATTGACCGCCAGCTGAAAGTGATTCCTCAAATATTTCCAATACAGTTTCTTTTTTCATACTCATTCCTCAATTAATAACTTAACAGTAACAAAGCATAAACACACCCCACAACGCTGTCAAGTTATTTCTACCGCCTACGCTCCCGGCGCTTAGATAGGACAGAGGTTAGGGAGGATTCTTTAACCTGGTAATCTGCCATTATGAGCGCATCCGCTAAGTTGTGAGAAGGTATACCCCTTGCTTTCAACTTATCTTTCGGCTCAACTCTTAGCTTGCTGCCCAAATATTCACGCTGCGGACAACTCATTTCAAAGATTAGCTTTTCAATTAAGTCTTTATCAACTGACTCTGAATTAATCGACAATACAGCATCCCGATTATAATCCATACCCTGAGTGGCCAGCCATGATTGTTGGCACCGATAACGCAACCACCACCACTTTTGTGCTTTTAGGTTACTGTAAACCTGTTTGTTTTTCTTCTTATGCAGTTCGTCAATCTGTTCCGGGTTTTCTATTGCGCCACCAGCATCAAACGCTGTGATCTTTATCTCTCCGGTGCCTAATATCTTGTGTTCAAATTGCGGCTTAGATAGTGTTTGCTCAGTGCCCGACCCTACGCCTATGCAGTCATATACCAAATGCATCGCGCCCTGCTCTAATACATTGGCCCACGTATCATGCGCAGCACTTACCGGATCGCCTTGCCTAAACTCTTTGATAAATGTAACAACCTGTCCATGCAACATTACGTTAGCATTTGGATCGGTTCCGCCACCACTGACGTCATCGCCCATGCGCTTAACCCCATCAGCTTCAATGCCGATCAGCTTATGAACGTCAACGCAAGCGCGCGCCCATTTCGGAGGTATGATAGCAAGTGGTGAATCGCCAACAGGCTTACCAAGCCAAACGTGATCATATAAATCAGGATCGCTTTCCTTCATATCTCGTCGCTCTTGATCTAACGCTTCCGGGAAATGAGGGTTATCGCAGTAATTACATTCAGTGATTATTGAATCAGATGGCGGCTTAATAACAAACCGCTGATAGGTTGCATCCATTAACATGCGCGGATTGAATGTGATTATTATCCTGGCGTTCTTGGTTCGGATTGATGGCGTTAATACTTTCCAGCTATCCTCGGATACGGCCTCCGCCTCCTCGATCCACGCCCGATCTATTCGCGCTATTGATTTTACGCTGGTTATGTTTGTTTTTAGGCCACGGAAAAAGAAGCGGGAGCCGTTAGCTCCAACCAGTTCATTTTTTGTTTTAGTGAAGAATGATTCAAGGCCAAGGGATTCGACTTGCTCCCACAATAGAGCCATTGAGCTATCTGCAATGGAGTTCATCAGCTCACGGGCGCATAGTATCTGTGTTTGTTTTAAATACGCCTCAAGCACTAGCGTTTTTGCGACAAAAACAGACTTACCGCCACCCCTGCCACCATGCATGATGTGATAGCGATTATCCCGGAGTAATTGGCCGCGAGTCTGTATACTGTTTAAATCAACATGCTTTTCAAAGCAGGAAAAAACTTCGTAGTCCATTATTTACTAGCAATCAAAAACACACCAGCAACAATCCCAGCTGCAAAGCCTGCCGAAAATAACACTGAGCACATTAATGTTTTCTGGTAAATTTTTGCGCAATACTCTGATGGTGACTCTTCAAGCCACAAAGCCCTCTTCATATCATTTACACACGCGTCAAACTCGGCTTTTGATACTTTAAACCCCCATGTTTCATGGTGGGCGTTACAAATCCACTTTGCTTTTGCGTAATTAACTGCTTCAACTATTGCTTGCTCTCTTGTTTTATCGCTCATCTTGCCCATCCTTTATGGTTTAGTTACTGTGATGTTTAGGTTATCAAGGCCCATTGAGCCATCAGATGAAACGTTGTCCTGTTGAACTTTTTCACTGTGCCCGTGCTTGTGCAGAAGTAGCTTAGCTATTGTCGGGTTCATTGCGCCGCCTAGTCCTCCGTTCATTAGTTTTAACTCCTGTGTGGCCCCCAATGCTGTAACGATGTCGGAAAAGCTTTCTCTGGTGCTCTCGCTTGCGTCTGACGGCCATTCGCCAGCAGCCCACGAATGAATAGAGTCTCTTGATACTCTTGTGTATACGGATAGCCCAGCGATGGATGGGATAACTTCGCCCAACTCTTCCCAGCAATCCATATACTCATCAGCTTTGTTGATAAAGTCTTGCGTTAGCTTTGTCGGCCTCCCGTTTATTCCAGCCATAAAAAAATCCCCTTAAATAATAATATCTAAGAGGATTATACGTTTACGGTTGTGTTAAGTAAATTACAGGTCAATATCATCTGCATCGACATAAAACGAAGCAGTGCCCACCATAACATGACAGCGGTCACCTTGTTTTAACACCGTAACCTCTGTTCCTTTTTCAAATGTGCCGAGCGTGTGAATTACAACATCTCTTGCTAATTTTGCAGTTTTCATTTTATTTCCTTATTTTAAGTTACTAAATACCAATTTCATCATCAATTCTCTTTTGCTCTGCAATTTTATAAAGCCTGTCGCTTACAACCCGCTTGCGTTCGCTTCCAATTGTATCAGCAAGCTTTTGTAATATCTGTGGTACAGCTTTTTTCTTTGATCTGCGCTCTTTTTCGTGCGCTTGTACCCGTTTTTTAATTGTATCGCTATTACTGCAATCGTCACAGCGCCGTGATTTTGTTTTATCGTTTAGCCAAATTGTAAAGTGCTTTTCTGATCTGTGTTGTAAACACCCGGTGCAGTACTGGTCTTGCATAATAATTTCCTCTGTTTGAGTTATGGCGCATTGTTAGTACGCCAGGTAGGTTGTTTTTATTCCATTTCAGCAATCAAAAGCTTAACTTCAGCTTCAAGCGGGCTTTTGATGTATCCAGTGCAAAGTTCAAGCGCCGCGTCCAGTTCTTTAACCGTTGCAACAAGGCGATCACGCTGAGCAACATCCTCGGCAAAATCGCGCTTTGCGTTAACCTCAGCCAACCATTCTAGATGCGCTTTTTTATCGCCTGTCATTTCTGAGATGCAGTTATAAAACTCATCACGAGTACATATAATCGTCTGTGTTGCGATATGTAAAGCGTCAGTAGAAAAATACTCCTGTAATTTATCGCTCCAAACTACTGTGCCGCCGTTGGTGTTAATTGCTGTTTGAGTTGCGGATATTGCAGCTACTATTTTAGACATTGTAATTTCCTTTTTTGTGGTTGGGTTTATTTAATTTTTCTTACTGCTTCATTGCTACTGTAGCGCTCTCTAACGCGTTTAAAAGGGAAAGGCTACAAAGTGCTAGGCTTTTCTTAGAAATCACTTCTCTGTGCGTCCCTGCTTGCCCTATCCACGCTAACGACACAAGTTTGCCAATCGGTAACACATTTACCCGGCAATTATCGGCGCATTTTAGCATTTCGCTTCTGATTCCTTGGTTTCGCATTTGTAGCTCCTTAATTTGTTTACACCTACAATTTAGATGCAAACAAAAGCTGTGTCAAGTTATTTTATTTATCTTCGTTAACTTCTTCAAACTCTACCTCGATAGCTTCCTGCTCTACCTCGGCTTGCTCTGATTCCTGTTCGATACTTTCATTGGCTTCAAGCACAACTTCGATACGGTTTTTATGCTCAAGGCGCATTGCGGCTACTTTCGCTTTTGCGCTATCCCATGCGCCACCTTTTTGCAGTTCTTCCCGGATACCACTTGCACACTGTCGCAGTGTTTCATCGTCTCCACATTCGGCGAACGCTTTGTCAATCGCGTCAAAATCAACGTCAATTTTAGGCGTGATATCTTTTGGTTGATTGCTGTTGATACGATCCACTTCATCATTGTCGATCACCTCGCTGATACCGAAAGCTATACGAGCCGCCTGGATATATGCTTTATGGCGAAGCATACGGGCAGGCCAACGCTTCCATACACTTGATTTAGGATCTGCGCACTCGTTCATATACTCGGTTACGCACACAGGGCGGCTTCGATCTTTGATATACATTTTGCAAGTAATAGCGGTAATCTTACCGTTTGCATCAATGTGATCCTCAAACTCTACACCGTCGAATGATTCCTGGCGGTTAACCATCTTGTACCAGCCGTCGATCATTACAACTACTGATAATTTACCGCCACTGATGAATGCTGCGCATTCTTTCACGAGTGGGTTTAATCCATACTTTGCACAAACACCGGTAACAACTGCCATTTCAGCTCCTGTTGCTTTTGCTCCATGCTGGTTTTTTGCAGATATGATCATGCCAGTTAAAACATTTCCGATTTCTTCTTCGCTTGCGCCTGTGTTTTGCGCAACAATTGATAATGCTGTACTCATAGTTTGAGCCCTTATTTATTGGTTAAAGTTAAAATTAACGTGCAAGCAAATAATAATACTTTACACGTTATTGTCAATATTTATTTAGATTATTTCCATTTTTTCGGTGTTGAAATGATCTCCACCTCTACAATGCCAAGGCCGAAAGCCTCAAACTCTTTCGCCACCTCGAGATCATTAGAGCATTCAAGCCATGCTGCATCTTTTGAATCTTGATCCAACTCAAACACTCGCACCGGATGACGCCCAAAAGTTTTGGTTTTACCAACAACCACGAAAATAAACCGAGGCTTAACGCCGGTTAATTGCTTGTACGCTTCGCTATAAAAAACGTCCTGAACGTCATAGCGATAGTCCCGCACACTAAAATTGAACTTCTCAACGTCTGCGCTGGTTTTAACGTCGATCACGTAATGCACGCCATCAATCTCAGTGATGCGATCCGGTCTTGCTTTGCACTTAACGCCGTCCATCTCGAAAAAAATAGATGTTTCGCTTTGGCCTGGTGATGTTAATAATTTATTTGCAATTGGGTGCGCAAGCGTGCTATCGCGCATGGCCACAACCAGATCATAATCTTCTGCTGAAAATACGATCTTGCCTTGCATTGTTTCAGCAAATGCTGCAGCGGCTTCTTTTCCAGCCTTGGTGTGCTTATCGAATTTTGGCATGCGGATATAATCACTTTCAAATAAATCCGGCTCAAGCAATGCTGCATGTGTTGCCGTGCCAATGTTTGCAACTTCGCTTTCAGTTTGCGGCGCGTTTTTGCTCCATTCCGCAAGCGCTGGCGATTTGTGGATTAAATCCAGGTCGCTTTTACTAAATGCTTTTACTGTGCGGTATTCTTGATTTGTTAGTGCTGTTGTACTGGTTGTTTTCATCATAATACCTCTTTAAATTTTTCGTACTGCTTGTGTAAATTGCGGATTTGACTCTCCGTTGGCTTTGTTCTCGTAATTAAATGTCTGCGAGATTTTTCGCTGTATAGTCTATCGCTATATGTTGTTTGCCATACGAATTTATTGTTACCGTTTATCCAGTAGAAAACTTTTGTTATCATTTTAAGTCCTATGCGCCATTTCTGGCGCTGTTATTTAATTAGTATTGGATCGAAATGTTAGGAACTTGGCGTTTAGCTATTAGCGTAATGGCCGTTTTTGCATCTTCTTCACTAAGCCCGCCTGCGACTAAGGCTACCAGTGCGGCGCGATTAATTTTAATTCGGTGATTTTTGTCTGCTTCGCGAGCTTCTGCCAATCGTTTTTGTTCCGCCTCTTCTTCTTCAATACGCTTGCGTTCATCTTCTGCGGCTTTCTTTGCTGCTGCTTTAGCGCGATTCTCTGCGTCGATTTTAGCTTGCTCTGCGCGTTTTTCTGCTGCTTCAGCTTCAGCAATGCGGCGTTTTTCTGCTTGCTCAGCTTCGTGCTTGGCTCTGATTTCGCGTTGTTTGGCTTCTTCTTCGCGCTGTTTTGCTTCCACCGCGCGCCGCTCAATATCTTCACGTTCTTTACATGCTTTTTGCTCGGCTTCGCGTTTTGCTTTTTCTTCTGCTTCAGCTGCTACTTTGCGATCATGCTCTTTTCGTTCGGCTTCTTCTTGCTGCTTTCGTAGCTCGGCCAGTTCTGCGGCTTGCTTTTCTGCTGTTTCCACTCGTTCAAGCGTTACCGTTGCGCTGGTGGTTGCTGCTTCGATTGCAACTTTAAATTTTTTCTTTAGCTCGGGCCAGATTTCACAAGTACCTATTGTTTCAATATCCGCAAGGTGTTGTTTTAGCTGATCGCTGTCTATGTTTGGATAGGTGCACATAACAGGAACAGATACTAACCATTCAAGCTGCTGGTTCTGGAATTCTTGCGCTTTCGTCAAAGGCTCTAAAACGCCTTCTCGCAGCTTTTCAAAGCGAGACTTAGAATTACGTGCATTTAACTCCAAAACCTTTGGCAATGCTTTCATGACACGCAAATGATTGCGTATAGGTTCGTCAATTGCCTTATTGCTTTTTGAAATCTTAGCCGCAAGGTCTTTAATTCGTTTACGCCCATCTTGCGTTTCTACGTCGGCCACTTCTGATTTAACTTCGTCTTCAACTTGCTTGAATAGCTTTTGAAGATTTTCTTCGCCAAACTGATCCGGCAATGATGGAAGATTAGTGATCTGTTCTACTGCTTCGATTTCTGTTGATACTTCTGTGCTCATGGTATTGCTCCTGTTTTTGTTTAATTAAAATTCTTGCAATTCTTTTAAATATGATTCAGCTTTGCCGGTTAACATTACTTGCGAATCTACACGCTTGATCACCCCGCTTTTTACCATTTCAACTGATAATGCCCTAAAGGTGTCAATGCCGCGCTGTTTTTGTGCCGCTGACAGTTCTTTGAAATACGCTCGGGAGTTTAGGCGGTATTTAACCTCGGACAGATAAACCCATCCATCTACACTGTTTTTTTGCATGATCGCTTTTATGAATTGAATGCGTGATTTATTCATTACATAGGCCTCTTCGGTTTCATAATCTTTAGCCAACAAAACACAGCGCAATAACTCCGCCAGTTCAAAGCTAGTTTCAGGTAGTGGAATTAACCCATTTCCTGCGTCACTAACCATTTTAACCTGAGCCTTGTTTGTTTCGTTTGATTCAGTCATTTTATGTCCTTTGTTGTTTTATTTGTTTACAATCTACACCTCTCCCATCTTTTCGTCAAGTAAAACGCGGGTATTTATTTTCGTTAATTAAATTTCCGGGTTTCCCGGAATTTCCCTTCTGTTTTCCCACCATTGCGCAAAACTTAAAATCAACTCCAACCAAAATTCATGTTAGTGACCCCTAACCCCACAGAATACTTCCCTAAAGTACTAAAGAAAGAATTTTTATATTATTTTTTTTTATATATCTTTCTTTGGGAAACATTTATATGGTTTTTCCGGGTTTCCCTGTTTATTTAGCGTCTATACCTCCGTTTCCTGTTTTTCCTTTATATTTTATAGTAGATGTGCTTTAAGGCCCCCTATACGGATCGAAAACCCGGAAAACCCGGAAAAATAACGTAAGTTGTTGATTTTGAATTGTTTATTCTTTTTTTCTAGTGTGGGAAATTTCCGGGACAGGGAAAAGTTTTTTGCTGCTATGTGTCATGCAGCTTTCATGCCTGTTTTTTGTATATTCCAAAATATTATAAAGCCATATTTTTTTATGAAAAAATGTTATATAGGTTTTTCTTGCAAATATAAAAAAGCCCCGAATTAACGAGGCTGTGAAATGGTTGTTTTCGCTTGTTTTATCTTTTTAATCGAACTTTTTTTCCGATCAACTCTATTTTTCTATCTCCATTTAGAGATGTAATTGCATTATTAAACGCATCTTGGCTATGTTGAGCAAGCTCATCTGCAATATCCTGGTAGTATTTTTGGCGTCTTAAATGTCCTTTTATCTTGGATAAATACCGCCATCCTTCGTCTGAATCATCCTTTGCAACATCTAGTCGTTTAAGTATAACTTCCTTTATACCTTCCAGTTTGGCCTCTATTGTTTCCCCGTCTTTTGCCTCATTTACCTTCAAATTGCTTGCCATGTGTTGAATGGAGTTTATAGCCATCATAAGCGCAAATCTTACGTGATCAGTAGTAATCGTCATCGTGCCATCTACAAAATTACCAAGCGCCAAGATACTTGAAACATTTATTACTCGCTCAGATAGTCGGGCGTAAAGCGGCCCAAGTCGTTGGTGGTTCCTATAGTCGTTTTGCTCGTAATGATCATCTATATTGCATAACATTTCAAACGCCGCTGGTGTTGCGTCCACCTCCTTATTTACGCCGTTAAACTCATTTTCTACTGTTTTCTCAGACTCTTGATTTGCAAGCTGCGCAATCATTCCTATTTCAGCCTTCAGGTGCTCATAAAGAACCCGATCATCATTGCTTTTTTTGCCCCTGCGATCCCTTAGTGATGTATTTTTCTTTTCCCTTTCCTCACCACAATCAACCATTAAGCCGCGACCTAAAAAACCTTGCTCTATATTTTCTTCGTTGATCATGTCGGCCATTTTTTGAGGTGTTGATGATGCAGCTAGATTTAACGCAGGGTTTTTCACTCCTCTTTTTATAGACTCTAATAGCCTTGTTTGTCCGGCTATTTCTGCGGTTATATTGGCTATTTCAATCTCAATGGCTTTTATTTTGCCTTGCTCAAGATCTTTGTTATACCCCAGTAGGATATCCTGCTTTGCGGCTAACTGCTTTTCATATCTGCCGATCAGCTGGTATGCATCTTTTGCGAATTCACTTTGATGTAGTTTAGATAGTGTCAATAATGATGTAGTAGCCAAGCTCATCAATGTTCCGACTATCTGATCAGAGTTCGGATTGTTTTTTGTTGCGTTGTTGCTTAACAGTTTGTGTGCTTCATCGTAAACATAAAAACAGCGCCCTTGGTCGTAAATGGCAGCCCTTAAAATATCTTTATCTGATCTAATATCACCATAAGTAAACACATCTATTTCACTTAGAAGCTCTTTCATGACCTTTTGCGGACGTTCCTTACCTGCCGCAGAAACCCCTAGCATTATGGTTATAAGGCTTAATTTTGAATCAGCAAAGCCAGTCAACCCATAGCCAGCCATAGCCATTGTTTGAATGGCAAACACGGAGTAAGCTCCACCAGTTAACCGTCTGTGCGCGCCATTTCTCGTATACTTCACGATCTCACCGGCCAATCCGGGAGGGTGATCAATATCAAGCCCATCAAAATCCACCCCCTCCGGCAAGGCGTCAAGCCCAGTTTTCTTTTTGGGTGCCGGTGCTTGTTGTGCCGGTGCTTGTTGTGGCTGATTTAACCAGCTTCCGAACACTGGCGCAGGTTGTTGTATTGGTTCTGGCCCCAACTCCGGAACGGGTGCGACTTCCAATGCAGCCAGCACCGGCTTAATACCCATGTCTTTTTTAATGGCGTCACGCATGGCGATTTTACAATTATCTATGCCGTGTTTTTGTCGATAGTCATCCCAATCACCAAGCTCCGGAGGTAATGCGACAATTGCATTAAATGGTGCAGCCGCTTCATTTGCGAAATATTCACCCGGTCGGCGATTATGCACTTCATCTAGCTCATCGTGATCAGCAAATATAATAATGCGTGAGTCAGGATGATCTTCTTTTGCTTTTTTAACTGCCGCTGCAAGGTTGCCTGTATTATATCCACAGTAAACTTCATACCCAGTCATAAGATTGACTGTTACGCCGGTTGCATAGCCTTCAACAACTGCAAGCGTTTTTGTTTTGCCATCTATAATGTGTTGCACCCCGGCCATGTCACCACCCCACAACGGGCGTTTTGTGCCGTCTTTTGTGATCTTCTGTACGTTTACCAGTTCGCCATTTTTATAAAACGGTACAAGCAATAATTCACCGGTTCCAATGATCGCGCCTTTGCTCATTATTGGTTCTCCGTTAGTCAGCCATTTACCGGTTAAACCTTTGTTTGTCATGTATTCATGCTCAGTAAGAAAAGACGACGCAATCAATACCGCAGCACCTTTTTTTGCCTGCTGAATGTTGGCTTTTCGGATCTCGTCATCATTTACCTGGTGGATCCGTTTTGGCGCGATAGATTTATGCATATCATCGCCGACCAGTTCTTTTGCAGCTTCGATTGTTGGCTTGCCAAGGTAGCGTGAGAGCAACAATAAACCGCCGCCGCTTTGTGGTTCGCATTGAGAGCAAAACCAAGTGCCCCTCCCGTTTTTATCATCAAAGCGAAAGCGATCTTTACCGCCACACACAGGGCAAGGACCGTGATGTTTACCACTTGGCAACCTTGCACCGTAGTTTTCAAGCACGCTGCGCCATTGCCCATTGAATTGTTCTAAAGCTTTATCTATTGGGCTGTCGCCGTTTGATTGGTATTTCCCGCCGCGTTCTTTCCAACACATGCAGGCGTCATTAGTAAAATGACCGCATGATAATTTTAAAGGGAATTTTAAGTTCATTTTATTCACCTACTTAATGATTTTTTTAATAATACCGTCTAACACCTCGTTAACCTTATCTGCTTCGGAGTCGGTAAACGTGGTGCGTGTTCTGTATGATTTAGTATTAACTACCGAGGCGATCCGGAAATAGGTAATGCCGGACTGCTCAGAAATAAATTTGATTTTAATCCCTGCATTAACTGCAGAGTTTATCCGCTCAATAACTTGATTGCTTTTTGTATTCATTTTTAAGCTTCCTTTTATGTGTCATTTAATTTATTTGTATTATTACAGAAAAAATACTTTACAACAATATAAATTTAGTATTTAATTAACCCCATCGACAGGGTGAACCTGTTATCAACAACAAAGCGCAAGGCGCAGGAGTAATAAACATGAGTGCATTTTTTAAACCAATGGAAGAGCAAGACATTAATTATGAAGGTTTTTACGACGGTCAAAACAAGATAGTGCCTGACAATACCGAGCTCGAGTTTTCAGTAATCGATGGCTTCATGGGTATCGAAGAAGGTAAAAGCCAGCAGGTTTGTCTTATCAATATTTCAATTACAACACCAGGCGAGTTTTATGGTCAAAAATATCGTTACAACGCGAAAATCTTTGATGTAGATGCAAACAAGCGCGATCTAGCAATGCGCAATCTTGGCGTTTTAGATGCACAAGCGGGCTTTCCAATGACCAACGGACAAATGGAGCCGACAACTGAAAACGTCCAGGATTATTGGGTTGGCGCTGCAGAAGGTCGCGTTAAGTTTGGTTTGTTCGTGGACGAAGAAGACGGGCGTGAAATTAACTTTGTGCGCGGATTTGGTTATCTACGTGAAAAAATGCGTAAGCCTGGGCAGCAGAAAGCGCAGCAACAGCAGTCAGCTCAGCAGCAATCCGGTCCGGCTTATGCAGATCAGCAGCAGTCAACAACTGCAACAACAATGCAAAACGCTCAACATCCAGAGCAAGAGGTTGATATCGACTTCTAGCATTAGCCACTAACAAGCCCACCAGCCGCCAATTACGGCGGCTTTTTATTAACTAACAGGACATAAAACAATGGGATTCACACTCAGGCCATATCAGCAGCTTGCCGTTGATGCTGTTATAGCTCACGTAAAAAAACGGCTTTCACCATGCCTATTAGAGTTAGCGACCGGGGCGGGCAAAAGCTTGATTGTTGCCGAGCTGGCAAAATTCTTTTCTACTGCAGCACCACAAAAAAGAGTTCTTTGTATCGCACCCAGTAAAGAGCTGGTAGAACAGAACGCAGAAAAATATGAATTAACCGGTAACCATGCCTCAATCTTCTGCTCCAGTGCCGGTAAAAAATGTTTGCGTAGCCAGGTTATATTCGCCAGCCCTCAAAGCGCGTTAGGAGCAATCGAAAAAATTGCCCATATGGGGGTTAGCGCGATCATAGTTGATGAGGCGCACGGTATAGCCAATACGCTTAAAAAACTTATTGAAGCGGTTTTAATGTATGAGATAAGCGGGAAAGTTGTAAATGATAAGTGTCGTATTATTGGTATGACCGCCACACCTTACAGAATGGGAACCGGGTATATTTACGCAATTGATGCAACTGGTGATCAAGAATTGCACCACGATGAAACAAAAGCAATAGAACCATTTTTCTCAAAGCTACTCTATAAAATAACCGCCGGGGAATTGGTTAGTGATGGTTATTTAAGCCAAGTTAAAATAGGCGAAAGTGAAGATGGTTATGATACCAGCGCGCTAAAAACTAACAATATGGGCAAATTTACCGCGCAGTCTATCGAGAAAACATTTTCCGGTAATTCAAAAACCGAGCGCATAGTGCAAGGCATTATCGAAAAAACAGAGGATAGTATGGGCGTCATGATCTTCGCCTCGACTATTTCGCATGCCGAGGAAATCTTAGGTTACCTACCAGAGGGATCTCGCATCGTTACCGGTAAACTCAAAAAGAAAGAGCGGATCAATATAATCGAATCATTCAAGGCCAGAGTGTTTAAGTATATAGTCAACGTGGATATTTTAACGACAGGCTTTGATGCTCCGCACGTTGATGTAGTTGCTGTTATGCGCGCCACTGAGTCAGCCTCATTGTTTCAACAAATAATAGGCAGGGGCCTCCGTCTGCATGATGATAAAGATCATTGTCTAATCTTGGATTATGCAGAAAACATTGAGCGTCACAGCCTGCAATCAGATATTTTCACGCCAGACATAAAGGCTAAAAAGAAAAGCGAAGCAGGAGAGGAAATAACAGTTGTTTGCCCCTCCTGCAATGCAATATCCAGTAAAAAGCGGCGTAATGATGCGGCTTATGCCGGATTGTGTCATGATCGCTTTGGTAATTTCCTTGTTGCCGGGACTGAGCAAAAAACCGGTACAAATGCAGACAGCGATCCTGAATATGAAGGAATGGTATTAACCACTCAAGTATTGGATCCGTCCACGAAGGACGAGTTCGGCGAATGCTCATTTAAGGAAATACCTGTACCAGCCCATTACTCGCGCCGTTGCAGCAATCCAGAGGCGTATATATTGAGTGGTAGGCCTGTCCCATGCAGTCATAGGTATAGCTATAAAACGTGCCCCGATTGCCTTGCTGATAACGATATCGCAGCGCGCCAGTGCACACAGTGCAAAGCGCGACTTGTGGATCCTAATGAAAAGCTAACCGAAAAGGCCGGGCAAGCTGGCGTTATTGCTACCGGGGAAATAAAAATAATTTCTTGTGCCAGCGTGAAATATGAATCATATAAAAGCGCAGTTGGCAATATGTCACTGAAGGCAGTTTACTCTACTGAGATCGGCGCTATCACAGCATGGCACACTAAAAAGCAGCATTGGGTGTTTAATCGGTTAGCAAAAGCAAATAACACCGATCTTGATATGATTGACGGCGAGTATTCGCAATGCGATTTTTGGAGCGTCGCGCCCGATAATATCAAGATTAAAAAATCTATGGGTGCGAATGGTTATGCAAAATTTGAAGTGAGGGAGGTTATTTTTAATAAAAATGATTAATAACTTGACATAATAAGCATGTAAAGTTATTTTTAATAAATAGTATTTAACGGAGCGAAGAAAGTGAACCTAAAAAAAATACCACAATCAATAACCATTTTTGGCGATACAAGCTGGCGCGGCGCATGCCCGGTAGAATCAGCTGAGCAGATCAGTTTTTTAAAGCTGCTGCGCATTGAATTTCCTGAGCTGGCAGATATTGCCGTACATATTCGCAATGAAGGTAAACGCACTAAGCGCCAAGGTTATCAGCAAAAGCAGGAAGGCATGAATACCGGTGCAAGCGATATTGTAATTCCGTGCTGCCCGCCAATCCTTATCGAGCTTAAACGGCGTGATCACACAAAAAGCAGTATTAGCGACAAGCAAATCAAATATCTTATTGATAGCCATAATCAAGGCGCTTTTGCTTGTGTGGCATGTAGTGCCATTGGTGCAATTGAGGCGGTAAGAGCATGGCATACCACAAACCGAAGCGCATAACACTTGAAATGCCGCAACACCATCATAAAGATGATGCAGAGTGGATTGATAGCAAGTTATCCACTCTACAGCAGGACGAGCGCGGTAAGGTGTGCTTTGCTTATAACAATGTTTTTGTTAAAGCGCATAACGCAGAACCAGCTCCGCATCGTAAAGATGGTAAGGCGCGGTTTGCAGCAAACAACCGTCTGCGAATTTACATAGCGAAAAAGTTCGCAGTTTTTAATAAATAAGCGAGGGTTTTATAATTAATATTTGTATCAAGTAATTAAAAGGAGCAAAAACCAATGAAAAACACGCAAATAAAAACAGAACAAATAGCGGAAGTTATCGACGCAAAGCTTACCGATGAAACTTTAGAAATGACAAATAAAACGCTATGCAAATGGATGGATGACGCAGGTATCTTTATGGATGTCGCAGCAATACGACACAGGTTAAATATATTCGCAAAGGCCGGGATTTTAGACGTGTTGAGCTATGGAAAGTGCAAGGTATACGGAATCAATAGAGAGCAGTATGGACTATTGCTTAAGTTTGGCATACAGAAAAAAGAGAACAAATACAGAAGGGGGCGCAGGGCGGTAGATGCTCCGGTAAAACCTAAAAAAATAGTAATAAAAAGAACTCCGTGGGGGAATGGATTAATCGGTAAGCCTGGTACAGTTGAAACCAGAGGCGAATTATTTTAAATTAATTTGCAAATAACGTTTACTTTTAAGTGAACGTATATTAATATATTTACATCGAAAGCAAATACACAAAAGGAAAAACATTATGACTAACCTAGCTGAAAAAATCGCAACTGAATATAACGGAACATTATCAAACGGCGATGTTAAATTTACTTGTGGGGATTCTGATTTCGTTTTTACTGACAACACTATTTACGCAGCAGTAGAAGGCAGACTTAGTGCCGGTGGTAAAAAAGCAAGAACATTAAAAACTGTTCAAAAATTTGTAGCGATGAGAGCCTAATGATCGGCCCAGCGATCCTATGGCACCTTGAGCTATCAGGGTGCAGCCAGTACAAATTAGCCGCCAGAATGATGATAGGCAGGTCTGTAGTTAACAAGCTTTGCTCAGACGATTCCAATCCAACTTGGCGAACATTAAACAAAGTGGCCCGCGCTTTAAATATTAGCGTTGCAGATATTGTTGATAGGGCGCAGAAAATTAAGGAGCAGGAAAATGAACAAAGGAACAGTGTATTTATCAGGCCCTATGACCGGGCATAAAAACTTTAATCGCGCTGCATTCATCGAATGCGGCCGCGCTTTAGAAAGCCGAGGCTATAACGTATTAAACCCAGCAATGCTACCTAACGGGCTAACAGACGCGCAATATATGAGCATCTGTCAGCAGATGGTTATCGCATCAAAATCTATGTATATGCTGAAAGGTTGGAAACTTAGCAACGGGGCACTAGCAGAGCACGCGCTAGCTTTTAAATTAGATCTTAATGTCATTTACGAAGCGTAATCAAACTAACTAACAGGAAAATAACATGCAAAACATAATCAATAAAATTCAATCCGGCGAATTGAGCCAA